GATGCAGACTACAGACGAAAGACTGAAGAACTTTCTTACGATAAGAAACAATTTGTGTCTGAGTCTGAAAAGCAAAGACAAGACTATTCCTCAAAACTTAATGAGTTGAATCAGTTAATGTCGGTAGCTCAACAACAGCTAAATACAGAGATTAATTCTGTGGATTTAGAAAAGTTGTACGAAGAAGATCCAACTGAAGCTGCAAGGATTGAACATAGACTAAGACGAAAGCAAGAAAAGCTTAATTCAGCTATGGCTAAAACGCAATCTGAGCAGAATAAGCAATTTGAAAACTTTTTAAGCGATCAAAAGAATAAATTGGTAACTAAATTACCAGAATTTTCTGATCCTGACAAAGCCAGTAAATTAAAATCTTCTATGAAAACTATTTTGAATAATTATGGTTTTAATGACCATGAAATTTCACAAGTATATGACCATAGAATAATTATGTTGGTGAACGATGCCATGAAGTATCGGAATATGCAAAATTCAAAACCGAATTTAGCAAAGAAGATTTCTAAACCTGGCAAAGTTTTTTCTTCAGGAGTTAAAAAAGACAAAACTGAACTTAATTTCAGTAAGCGAAAGGAAAAGTTGAGTCGTCTGAAAAAGACTGGAAACATCAAAGATGCAACCAGTATATTTTTAGATATGGTAAATAATAAACAACAATAACTTAGGAGAAAATATATATGGCACAGGTAAGCAATACATATAGTACCTATGATGCTGTTGGCGAAAGAGAAGATCTGTCTAATGTAATTTATAACATTAGTCCGACCGATACTCCTTTCATGTCTGCAATTGCGAAAGCAAAAGCTAGTTTTACAAACCATGAATGGCAAAAAGACTCTTTAGCTGCTGCGTCAGGTACAAATGCTGCAATTGAAGGTAACGAAGTTACTTTCGCAGCACCATCTGCAACTACTAGACTTGGAAACTATTCTCAGATTGCGGTTAAATCTGTAATCGTTTCTGGTACATTAGAAGCTACAAATAAAGCTGGTCGTAACAACGAACTAGCTTACCAAATCTCTAAAGCTTCAAAAGAGCTTAAAAGAGATATGGAAACTTCTTTATGTGCAAACAACGCTAAAGTAGCAGGTGATGACTCAACTGCAAGAGAACTAGGTGGCGTAGAATCATGGATAGCATCTAATGATGTTATGGCAGGTTCTTCACCAGCAGGAACAGGAGCAGATGCAAGAACTGATGGAACACAGAGAGCCTTCACAGAAGCTCAATTAAAAGCAGCATTAAAGCTGGTTTGGGATTCTGGTGGAGATCCAACTATGATCCAATGTGGTTCTTTCAATAAACAAAAACTATCTGGTTTTACTGGTGGAGCAACAAGAATGGATCCAGCAGAGAACAAAAGATTGGTTGCAGCAGTAGATGTGTACGAAAGTGATTTCGGAGCATTAACTGTTACACCAAACAGATTCTCACCAGCTAGATCGGTTCACATTATCACACCTGATATGTGGGCGGTTGCGTTTTTAAGAGATTTCCAATTGGAAGATCTTGCAAAAACTGGTGATGCTCAGAAACAGTTTCTATTAGCCGAATATACTTTGGAAAGTAGAAATGAAGCAGCATCTGGTGGAGTTTTTGATTTAACAACATCATAATAAATAACTTTATAAGGGGGTATTAATTTATCCCCTTATAATTCAATTAACATTTTGTTTGGTCTTTGAAGTCTTTCAAGGCGGAACGAAGCAAATAAAGGAAAAAAAACATGAGAACACTAAACGATTATTTTATAACAGCTAAAATTACTGACATCAGTACAGCAGGTTCAACTTTTGTACCTATACCTGATGGCGGAAATGTTATTAAAATTTTAACATCAATTAAAAATGCAATATCATCTGCAAACGCAGCTCTGACTTGGGAAATTGGTGGAACAGCTATAACTGGTGGCGGAATTACAGTAACACAATCTGGATCTGCTGCTGGAGACGTTGATACTGCTGAACCAACTGCTGCTAACAGAGTTGAAGAAGATGGATCTATCGAAATGATTACAGATGGTGGATCATCTACAGCTTGTGAATGTGTAGTAACATTTGTTATTAGAAGATAATTATAGAATTTAAGGGGATCTTGCCTAGCGGTACTTCCCCTTAAATGTAAAAAATTAATTTAATTAAATAAGGAAAACAACAATGGTTAATTATGGTTTAAGACATGGAACTACTCAGACAATATCAGTAGCATCATCAAGTGCAGCAGTAAGTAATGCGTTTGGAAGTGGTACTCATTATGTAAGAGTTGTTTCAACAACAAACTGTCATATTACATTTGCTGCATCACCAACTGCTACAACCAGTCATGGTTATGTACCAGCAGGAGAAGTAGAAATTATTAAAGTTTCTCCAGGTGAAAAAATGGCAGCTATTAGAAATAGTGGCGATGGTACTTTGTATTGTACTGAACTTAGTGCATAATGGCGAAACCACCTAAGTATGGTGCTGTTATTGAATATACAAAAACCTCAAAAGGTACATCTATTGGTAGGCGACCTATTACTAGCACCATGAATAAAAATAAACGAAGGCAATTAGGAAAAAAACCAATTTATAGAGGTCAAGGCAAATGAAAACAAGAAACACCGAAACCGAAGGTTTGGTTACAGATAGCTTTATACCCCATGAAGATAAAGGTGTGGTTCATCAAAGAACTGTAAATCATAAACCTATCCTAGATCATAATAAAAAGCTTTATACTCAAAACGATGGTTATTCACCAGACAAAGGTTTAAAAAGAGTAGCATCAATCCCTACAATTGTTTTAGAAATTTGGTGTAAAGAATACACTAAAGATCAAAACAATGGCAATTGGTTTGGATTACCTAAAGAAACACAACATAAAATTTTAAGAGAAAAACTAAACAGTTCTGATTGTAGATATTTTAGAACAGCACCAGGAAGATTTTAATGGCACTAACATCATATTCAACACTTAAAACAGCAGTAGCAAATTGGCTAAACAGAACAGATTTATCTGATGAGATAGCTGATGATTTTATTGTTTTAACAGAAGCGGATTTTAACTCAAAATTAAGAATTAGAAAAATGGTTAATCAAACAACCATTACAATTGATAGTGAAACAGAATCAGTACCTACAGGATTTCTACAGGTTAGAAATTTTTATATTTTATCTGGAGCAACTAAATATTCTTTAAGATATGTTTCACCATCACACATGGATCAATTAAGAGGAACTTCTACAAGCGGAACTCCAGAAGTTTATACAATTTTAGGAGATACATTTAGATTTTCTCCAAAGCCAGACACATCTTATACCGGTTATATTAATTACTATAAAAAGTTTGATGCCTTATCAGTTACAAATACATCTAACTGGATATTAACAGATCATCCGGCAATTTATTTATATGGTTCATTATACCATGCTGCAAATTTTTTAGGTGGTGTAGAACCATCACAAGTTCAACAATGGTTACAAATGTATGGAACTGCTATGGAACGATTAGAAATAAATGACAGAGAAGATCAATATTCTGGTTCTCCATTACAAATGAGATCAGAAGATACTGTGGCTTCACCATTTGGCAGTCGTTATACAAGCACAGCTACAAGTAATAGTTAGGAATTAAATGCAAGTACCTTTTGGAGAATGGCTACCAGATCAACCTGAACATGGAAAACAAGGAGCTAATGTTGCAAACAATGTTTATCATGCAGCAAACACTTATAAAAGATTTCCATCTTTAGTAAGTTATTCAGGCTCATCTACAACAAGCACAGATTCTAAAGGTGCAGGTTCATTTAGAGATAACTCTAATACAGTTTATAACTTTGTAGCCACAAGAACAAATTTATATCAGTTAGCATCAGGAACATTTACATCAAGAAAAGCAAGTTTAACTGGAGCTGCTGATGACTTTTGGACATTTACCCAATTTGGTGAATATGTCATAGCAAGTAATGGGGTTGACCAACCTCAATATTATTTAATGGGAACATCTACTAACTTTGCTAATCTTTCAGCTATAGCAACAGATAATCCAGTATTTAGAGTTTCAGGAGTAGTTAGAGATTTTTTAGTAGTTGGAAATATTACTAATGCCACAAACAGAATACAATGGTCAGGCATTAACGATTTAACCACTTGGACAGCAGGAACAAGTCAATCGGATAGTCAAGACTTGCCTGGCTCTGGTGGACAGGTAGTAGCGATCACATCTGGTGAGGTTGGTTATGTGTTTAGACAAAACCAAATAATCAGGATGGACTATGTGGGTGGTAATACAGTATTTAGATTATCAGTTATATCTCCAAATAGAGGTGCTATGTATGGAAGAACAGTTTGTCAGGATAATAGACAAATATTCTTTTATGCAGACGATGGTTTTTATCAAATAAATGGAGATCAAATACTTCCTATTGGAGTAGAAAAAGTTAATAGATATTTTGATCTTAATTTAAACAAAGCATTTGCCGATAGAATTTGTGCGGCAGTAGATCCATTTAATCAGTTGGCGATGTGGTTATTTCCAAGTACATCCAACACAGCTAACACAACAGGGATTTGCGATAAAATAATTATTTATAATTATGCTACGCAAAAATGGTCATTAGCAGATGCTAGTGCAAGTACAATATTCTCACAGTTCGTTGGAGCATTTACTGTAGAATTAATGGATATTATATCTGAAAACTTAGAAAATATTAATGCTGCATTAGATACAGATTACTGGTCTGGTGGACAAATGTTACTAGGTGCAATTGATAGTGATTACAAAGCTTCAATCTTTTCAGGAACAGCAAACGAATGTGAAATAGAGACAGCAGAACTTGAACCATTTCCAGGTTTAAGAGCTAACATTACCGGTGTTAGACCTATTGTAGATGCCGATGCCACATTAACTGTTAAGTCAAGAGAAAGATTAGCAGATACAGAATCAGAAACAAGTTCAGTATCTATGAGAGATAGTGGAATTAATCCAGTTAGAAAATCTGGAAGATATGTAAGAGCAAATGTAAAAGTGCCAAGTGGTACTACATTTACTCATGCACAAGGAATAGATTTAGTAGCATCAAGGGCAGGTACTAGATGAGTGATAAAATTGATATAGATAATGTTAGATACTCTATGGAAACACAAGAGTTCTTTCAAAGACAAATAGAAGAAGCAGTTAATGCTTTAATTAACAAAAATAATACCGAAAGCGATAAAGCTTTTAACTGGTTTATGAATTAAGGAGAAACATGGCAGGATCATATATAGGAAAATACGATACAACAGCAGCAAATAATACAGCTACTTCAACAGGTTCAGTATCTGTTGCAGAAGGAATGTTGCCATCGAATATTAATAATGCCTTTAGAGATATTATGGCAGACATTAGGCAGTTTTATAATTCTGCTGAATGGATAGAATATGGAGATGGAGCTGGAACTTATACAGCAACTTACGCATCTTCTACAAGTTTTACAATTGATGGAGTTAATGTAACTACTCCATATCATGCAGGGCGTAGAGTTAAATTAGTAGCCTCAACACCTGGTACAATTTATGGATCAATTACATCAAGTTCATTTTCAACAAACACAACAGTTAATGTTTCTTGGGATTCAGGTTCTCTTTCAGACGAAGCTATAACTTCAGTACATATTGGAATTACAAGTGCATCTAATACTTCAATGCCAGAAACTCCAGCAATTACTGGAGACTACACAATAGATGCGTCAGGAGATATTATTCTTGATGCGGATGGTGCCAATGTAACTGTTAAAGATGGTGGAACAACTACATTAGATATAGTTTCAAATGGTGCTACAGATGTAACACTAGATGCTCCTGGTGATATTAAATTAGATGCTGCTGGAGCTGATATTAAACTTTTAGATGATGGTACTCAGTATGGTAATCTAAAAAATAATAGTGGTGAATTAAGAATTACTTCAAGTTCATCAGATACAACAGCTATCTCAATGAGTGGTGCCAATGTTACTATTGCTGGTGATTTAACTATTACTGGCGATGACTTAACCATGACAACTAATACGTCAGGTGCAGCTCTTATTGGTGATGGAACAAATTTTAATCCTGTAGCCATATCTGGAGACTTAACAATAGGTACAGATGGTACAGCAGCTATTGGAAGTGCTGTAGTAGTTAATGCTGATGTAAGTTCTTCAGCAGCTATAGCATTTTCTAAAATGGAAAATCTTACTACAGCAAGAGCATTAGTCTCTGATGGTAGTGGTGATGTTTCTGTTAGTGATGTTACATCTACAGAAGTTGGTTATTTGGATGGAGTGTCTAGTGCAATTCAAACTCAGTTA